GAAGAAGAAAAAGAAGAAATTAAAGCACAATCAGGAGATATTTGTAAAACATTTATAGCAGGATGTTTGGCATCTTGGAAAGGGTTTAAAGATTTTTCAGGAATTTTGCGAGGTATCAGTGATTTTGCAATATCTATGAAGAATTTGAAGGCTTTTGTATTAGATGCGTTTGAAGCAATTCGTGCAGGATTAGATTCTCTCCATGAGTTAGCTTGGGGAGAGCCATGGACCAAAGTAGGAATTGATAGAAAACACCTTAAAAAGTGTTATGAGGAATTGGCTGAATCAATGTCATTGTACAAGATGAATGATGAGGCTAATCCACTTTGGGCAAGAGCTTTTAGAGATAAGTATTTAGATGTAGTATGTCATTACACAAAAATGGCACCAAACGATGCAGCATCAAAAATCTTTCTTGATCAAGTATCACGATTGATGAAAGATTGGAAATTAATGTATTTAAAGTGTGTTAGAACAATGCAACTAGCAGAAAATGCAGCAGATAGAGTTGAACCAGTAGCGTTAATGTTTTATGGAGATTCAGGAGCAGGAAAGTCTTTTACAACTTCTTTGCTGTTAAAATTGTTACATTGGCGATGGGAAGGAAAGGAGATTACAGCTTGTGATAAGTATCCAAGAAATCCTAAAGATGAGTTCTTTTCGGGTTATACCGCACAATGGGCAACATTGTTAGATGAATTTTTACAATCAAATGACCCAACAGATAGGATAAAGGCTGCATTAGAAGCAATTACAATGATTAATATTATGCCACTTCAACTACCAATGGCAGATCTTGAGTCAAAGGGAGTAACAAATTTTAAGTCAAAAATAGTAGTAGCGACCACAAATGATATTGCAACACCACGCGTGGATATTAAATCCACAGTAGCGCTCCATAGACGCTTTATTGCGATAGAAATAGCTGAAAATAAAAAATCTTTAGTACTAGATTCAGGAGAACCAATAACCCTGGAAAGACTAGACGAAGAATTTAAATTCAATGTTATCTATTATGCTAATGGAGATTCAAAGACTAAGATAGAACGAAAAAGAATCAATATGTCAGAATTGGTGTCTATTATTGAGGAGAGACGAGCATTTAATGCAAAGCAATTTGCAACTCAATATCACTTTGCTGAGTCAGCAGTGAAAGGAGAATTAGCACCAGCACCTCATTCATTTAAGCACATTAGTTTTAGAGGAGATACTCTTAGTTTTAGGAATCAATTAGACTATGATACATTCTATTCTTATTTAGAGCAGTTTTATGGAACAACAGATGAGCATAAATTATCAACTATGGTAGATCATTATTATCGATTAGAAGCTCATAAGTTAATGAAAAATGTCTTAACGACTAAACAAGAAGGAGAGTTGCACGATATAGAGGAGTTGTTTGCAAAAAGAGGATTAGGTATCGAAAAATACCGTCCTCAAAAAGTAACTCCAGTAAGTACTGTAGATAATAAAATAGTTACAAATTTAGTAGTAAGTAAAGTAGTAGATCCCGAGTCAAGTGATGATGATTTTGATCTTGGATCCAATTCAGTGTGGGATGGTCAAGAAGATGAATTAAAAGCTCAAGGAATTTGGGATTTTATTCCAAATTTTAGTGTAATACCATCTTGGATAAAGAACAAAATAAATCGCAAGCATTCTTGGGGTACATTTTATAAGGCATGGTCTTGTGGACTAACTAAGAGGTTTAGAGATTGGATATTTTATAATCAGGGTTATTTAAGTTTAGGAGTAACAGAAGCAAAAGGTTATCCATTAGCAAGAGTAATTAGAGAGTGTAATAATCATGAGATTTTATATTTTTTAGATAGAGCAAGTGTTGAGTTGTTGTTAGAAGGAGATTATTCAACAGTTTGGTATGCGTTAGATGAAGAGTATGGATTGATGATTGGAATGGAAGCAATAGATTTTATAGGAAGTGGTTGTACGCCAGATAAAGAAAAACAGATGTATATGCCACTTTGGAAGTCTGTGTTACCAACCAGAGAATATTATTTATTGGAGGGAACAGAGAAAGTACAAAAAATAAGTAATAGGAGAGTAGTAGTAATAGAAGGAAAAGATTATTATAATTATTGGTCAAAGTTAGGAGGTTTAGAAGATTCCAAAGAAATAGAACAGGCTTTACGTATTTGTCTTGGACCCCAAGTAGCTAAACATTTTGCAGATCGTTTATATGCAGGATGGTTCTTAGAGCATTGGTATATAAAAGTAAAACAATTTATGCCAGTGATAGCAATATCTTTATTAGTAGTAGCAGTAATAGCAGTAGCGACAGCATTTTGCATGCTAATGGGTTTTGATGTAAGTCAGACAATTTTTGGACAGTCATCAAATCCTCATATGAAGAAATATGAAAAGATATGGAATAGAAAGAAGGCCTTGAAACTTCAAAAGAAAACAACAGTAAAGGCTCAATCAATAGATAGGTTCATGACCAATATAATGATTAAAGTAGCTAATAATACTAAATTGGTTTAAATTTACATATGGATCGGGAGCATATCAATTTGTTCCATGTACTTTTATTCATGATAGAATAGCAGTAGCGCCAAATCATGCTTTAATTTCTGATGATTTTTCAGTAGAAGTATATACTAATGTTCAAGTTGGTGATGCTTATTGGAAGTTTGAGCGACAAGAATTACAAGTTAAAAGATTTGAAGATAGAGATTTTACATTAATTAAGTTTCCTACGTGCTCTTTTCCGGCATATAAATCATTATTTAAATTTATTCCAGATGTAGTGAAAGAGAATTATGCCCCTCTCATCAGAGTTTCAATGGATGATGAAGGAGAGTTTATAGCGTTATATTCCTCAAATGAGTCAGTAATGTTGAAGGATGAAATGTATTTGTTACCAGGAGGAGATTATCATGAAAATCCAGTTGTAATAGCATGTAAAGGCTGTAGAGGAATAGAAGGAGATTGTGGATTTTGGTATATTGAACCCAACACACCAGAGTGTTTAGTAGGGATTCATGTAGCAGGTAAGTCTGATCTGTCATTTGTATGTCCAATTTTTAAAAGTGATGTTCAATCATTTATAGATACGAATGATAAATTGAAAACACCAGACGAACGAATGTTACCAGTTGCACAATGCTTACCATTAGTACCACCTAGCTTAGGCTTTGAAGAGTGTACTGATGGAGCGATAATACCATTTCCAGTTATAGGGAAAATCAATAAGCCAGTGTTTCAGCCGTCAAAAAGTACACTGGAAAGATCAATTTTGCATGAGGGAACAATTTTAAACGGAAAACCATTGCCACCAATTGGTTATACCGATCATTATGGACCAGCAGTATTAAAACGTAATGCAGAAAAAGATCCAATAATACTATCCTTTAGAAAATCAAGAAATAAGATTAGAACAAATATACCAGAAGGAATGTATGATGAAGAGTTATGGTATGATCTGTTTCCTGGTAAATATAGAAAATTATCACAAGATGAGGCCATAGATGGAGTACCAGGAGAGATAGCATCCTTTGAAACTCATAAATCACCAGGTTTTCCTTATATCCTTCAGGGAAGAACAGATTGTCAAAAGGTGATTCGAAAATCCACTGATCCAGGTGGTAAATATGTAGATCCTTTAATGTTAGAGGAAACAAAATTATTTTTAGAAGCGATGAAACAAAAGAAATTGTATGCACCAGTATCAATGGTTTATTTAAAAGATGAGTTGAGAACATGGGAGAAAGTACATGAGTTACACACAAGAGCATTTTTTGCTTGTGCTAAGTGGTATATTTTGCTCTTTAAGCAATATTTTGGAGTGTGGATGAATAACGTTAATACAGATCCTAATTGTCCAATTAAAGTTGGGATCAATCCATATTCAATAGAATGGTGGCAAGATTTTTATAAAATTATGGAGATGAGTGGTGGAGAATTTATAGATGATAGTGACGTATCAGCGTTTGATCAGAAATTTTGGTATTGGTTTGCAGCAGTGTATTCCTTTATGTATTGTAGTCACTATAAAATAGTAGACGAAGATGAGAGAATGACAGTTTTTTATTTAGTTTTAGCACATTTTTATAATTATATTTTGGTTCGTGATAGATTCTATCTTTATGATGGGATGATTTCAGGAGGGCCAGGAACAGCACATTTAAATTCTGTAGGCACAGTAGTTAAAAATAGATGGATAATTAAAAGAATTATTTGGGATGTATTAAAAATGAGAGTACCGTTGAGTTTGTTCCACTTAATTAATTCCTTTGGAGATGATGCATATCAAGCATTTAAAAAATTTTTATTGACAGAAACAGAGTCAGTAACAGATATTATTAGTCCAAAGAAAATTGCGGAATATGCAATGAAATTTTTTAATCACGAGCATACAACAGCAACAAAAGGAAAAATAGGGGATTGGAACAATCATAGAAATGCCCAATTTTTAAAAAGAAAATTTATAAAAGTAGATGGTTTTGTGTCATGTCCAATGGACATAGAATCAATCAGAGGTCATCTCCTTTGGATAGATGGCAGTTCAGAGTTGGGTTGGAAGAAACAGACCACAATCAATATACATGGAGCTTTGAGAGAGTTTTTCTTTCATGGTAGAGAAATATTTGATTTAGAAAAAGCTAGGTTGAATCCATATTTGGAGTCTATTGACCCAAAGAACCAATTTTTCGAAACTTATGATGATATTAAGATCCAATATTTACAGGAAATCAGGCAATCCTAAGAAAATGCCAAGCCCAGTGAACGGGCATAAAAATCCCTTCTTTAGTATTAGAAGTAAAATAAAACCATACTGCGAAGTATGCTTTGTGCGACGATCTCTTTGCGCACACAAAGGCCCAATCGTTAGCAGGGAGTCCGTAATCCAGGATACCCTCCGAGAACGTAATAGGATTCAAGCAGAAACATCAAGCAAGTCCAGCGATCAAAGGACATTACAAGAAGAGGTGGAGCCGAGCGTAGATAATCAAACTTCGATTACTATGTTCAAAGAGGCCGCCAATGTGGTAACACAAGAAATTTCAGGTTTAGAACATTTACAAAGGATATCTAATCCCTTTCCTGATAACACTCCAAAAGACGTATTAGAACGAGTATATAGAATTGGTTCATTTAGTTGGACACCTGGAATGTCACCGTTTATTTATAAGTTTCCGGATGCTTTGGGGTCGTTAACGCCAATAGCAAATTATTTGACAGTTTTTAAATATTTTAGAGCAGGAGTGAGAATTCAAATTAAATTAAATTCAACACCATATCATCAGGGTGCGTTAATAGTAGGAACAGGTCCGACCTTGGATCTATCTACTTCAGTGTGGAATCCATACACATTGTCGATGATGAAACCGATAGTACTGTCGGCGTCAGTACAAGATTCTTGCACAATAGATCTTCCGTATATAAATCCAGGACCGTGGATGCAATACACCCCATTTCCGTCATGTGGGATAGGATCATTTGCAATTCAAGAATTAAATGAATTAATCACAACTTCAACTAGTGTACCAGCTAGCGTGGAAGTTTTAGTTTATGCTTCGTTCTTGAACCCAAAAGTAGCACAATATGTGGAACCAATTGCTGCACAATCAGGGAAATCACGTTTTATGCATGCAGATGGATCAACATCAATTGGTGCAGATAAAAACAATGAAGCAGAAGAAAAGGCAAGTAAAGGAGTAGATACTAAAGGCCTTCAAAAAGTAGTGGGAGGAGTCTCAGAAATCATTAAAATGATACCAATAATAGGAGATATTTACAGACCAATAGCAAACTTTATTTCAACATGGGGAAGAAATTTAGACTTGCCAACGGATACTCAAGCAGTTACAACAATACTTGATTATCCTTTTAGATACCAGAACAATACACGAGGATTATTTATGGGGGAGCGTTTATCGTTGTACCCTAGTTCAAGTCTTACAATGGAAAATTTCGGCATGGAGAGTTCAGAAATGTCGTTAACAGAGTTAGCAATGGTACCAGGATTATATTCACAATTTTCATTTGCAAATAAAAATGA